GCTACTGCTCCCGTCGTTCCGCGGCCCAAGGGACCGCTCGACGCTTCTCAACAATTCAGATTAGGTGGTACCTGGTTCAATCCAGGTGTATCCGATCCTAGTCTGTGTGGGGAATTCGGAAGAGCTCGCCCAGCCGCTACAGAGGTGCATAAAAAGACCTCTATAGTCGACAGCGACTGCTGGAACGTCGACATGCTTGCTTTTACAGCAAGCAACTCTCTGTTCCCATCTTTGATAATCAGAGTTCCATCTCTGTTTCGCTAATACTGGCCATTTTAGACCAGGATTAGCTTGCAGAGGCCCATGCCCTAAGGACACGGGAAGGTTTACTGCTGACGCCAAAAGTTGGGCAGTCTGTTTGAACCCGATGCAAGCCAGACGGTTGGCATGCTCTACCATTGGTAGTATGCCAGTTCGTGAGGACCACGGGCGGAGGCAGGTCAACGACTTCGGTCTGACGACCGTTACGTCGTAACCTGCCCACCACTCCGCGCCACACGACTCCCTGAAAGGGGAATCGCCATAGCAGCATTTGTGCATTCCAGGAGAGAACCCAAAATCGCTAAGAAATTGGATTGTCTCCCTAGCCAAGGATATGGGAACGATTATATCGTCACCATAGACAGCTGAGCTGCCTAATGCAATACGTGGATCATCAATTCCCATAAAAGAATTGACTAGTCCCCAGAAGAGTATAGACTCGACTGGAAAACATATTGCAGAACCCATCGGCGCAAAAGCCCCTATAGGCACAATTTCCCCATAAGGGAGACGTGCGTATTCGGAGCGAAGAGCCGATAGCAGCTCGACCCAGTCATGCGGGAATACTAATTCCACCATGGCAAGTGAAACAGTATCCGAGGCATTGGATAAGTCGATCGTCGCCCATTGCTCGAAATTTCGAGATAATTGGCGATTAACGGCTTGATCAGAAAACTCTGGTCCCAATACCTTGCATCTGTCTAGGAGAATTCGCCAGGCCCCTTGCTGCATAAATTGCATGCTAAGGGGCTCAGCAGAAATAATCCGGACAGTTCTGAAGTTCTTAGGAACCGCAACTACCTTAGTGATAGGCACGGCTCTCAATAATACAGAAGACGGTTCTGACGGAAGATGATAGAGAGCTTCGCTAGCGTATCCTAATATGGCATCAAATGCCATATAGGTTTCACTAAACGTCGCTTTCTCCCACCCTCTTTCGCCAGTGGCAACAGCTCCGGGTCCATGCTTAGGCCTTAAAGAGGCAAAAGCTGGCGCCGGACCAAGAAGACGTGAAATCAATCTCCGTGCTCTAATAGTTATACTACTAGAACCCGGATTATGATTACACTGAATCCGCTCGGCATATGACCGAAGTTGTTGATCGATGCTACTTTGTGTGCACTGACCCTCTAACCTGGAAAAGAAACCTAATATCTGCCGAACAGCGCGTATTTCATTAGCGCTGGTCAGTAAGAGTTTGGTTCCAGGTAAATGAACCCAGACCTTAGATACGAGTTCAGCATTAAATGCTGACCACATATCATAGAGCTGAGATAAACTTGCCTGCGATACGTTTTGATAAAACATATCAAACGCCTTTCGAGGACAAGAGGACAACGAGTTCTGCCTCGCATCTCTTAATAAAGATGCGATGACGGTGCTTGTTAGTATTTTGCTCATATCGTACCTCGTTTACCGAGCTACCGAGTCTGTACCATTGTATTGCCAGCTCTACGCTAGCAATATCTGACTACTATCAATCAACCAGCTAAAGCTTGAGCAGCCAATTGGCTACGCTCTTGTGCATTTAGCGCCTTGAGTAACTCAGAGGTCAAGAAGTATGTTTCCATAGCCGCCTTTCGGCGCTCTATAGTTGACAATCTTCTCGCCCAGAGAGACGCAAGGGATGATTGAGATGCAGATGTTGCTACATCATACGCGCGTCGTGCTGCTATTTCAGCAGAAGCGGCGTCCTTCCATTCCGCACTAGCGGAGTCGAGGAATGATCTAGCCTGTGCAAGACTTGGCACTCGTTTAAAACGAGCTGGCTCAAGTTGTTGCAGACGGCTAAACACAGTAGATGCAGCAGTGTTCAACTCAGGCGTGCCGACGGTAGCGCTAGCCATTAGGGTAGCGCTCCAAGCACAAGTGATTCGAGCACAGCATTAGGCGTTGAAGCCGTTGCCGCATTTGCAGGGTTAGTCAGATACCCAATAAGACCAGCGGTTGCTTGCTTAGTGAGTCCCAGTATATCAACATTAGCCCCATCCTGAGGGACAAAGTCCTTCGGAATGGAAAGCGTAAGGTTGGCTGAGACAACACGAGGCTTGCCCGTGGCGTCTATTAGCGTAATTTGGTGAAGTATCTGAGCGCGTGAGCTCCCGGCTTGGCCGGGAGATTTCACAGCGACAGACACGGTCAATTGTGACCCCGCACTTCCTGTAGGAGGTGCGGTTGCCACATACGCTGCCGTATTCAAGTTTGCGCCCTTAAGCACGAGTGCTTTTGCGGACGAACCTTGAGGTGTGGCGGGCATTGTGGTCAATAAGCTCAGAGAACTAATCATGGGTCTTACTCCATCCTTAACACGGCCCAACGGACCGTGTAGAGGTTATCCCGACTTGTCCCAAAGGAACGGAAGTCGAGTTGCGCGTAATTGCGCGTGCAAGACTACACATTCGTGTACTTGCACTCCACTCATAATATCCTTTGAGCGGCCAATGATAGAGATAGCAGTCCCTGGCGAACCGAAAATCTACTATTCCCAGAGGGAAGAGTAGAAGCCGGCCAGCCACGAGTCCTAGTGAAAGACACGTTTTCCTTGCAGCAAGAACCAGGAGTGTAAGAACACTCATAGTCTTCGCGTCGAGGAGTCTTTCCACTAATCTCAACAGCGTTAACTGATTTACACCAGTGATACATGTTGGAAATAGTGACCCCCTTAAAAGGGGATCCAAGGTCTCGAGGAAGCTTCATTGAGTCCAAGGTTTTATCGATAGATAAAAACCAGTCGACGACGAAGCTGAAAGGTATAACCTCCCATGCTATAGCTATTGGATTATTTAATCCTAAAGCCGAGATCCACAGCCTCACATTACGTGAGGTCGAGTCATACGGCACTACATGGACATACCCGCATATACTTCCTATAAGAGATGAGCGAAGCTTAGCTTCTCCGTCAATTATAGAATTATGTCGGGTAGCATTGTCTATGTAGGGAGTTAGAGCTACGGATTTCTCTGCTTTCACTGAACAACTGGAACGTAGAAACGTTCCAGCTGAGGTGAAAGAGTTTGAAATCATTCTGTCTATGAATTCACGCTTCTTCCTAATTCGTGAACCAAGAGAGAAAAACTCTTGGACATCCGAAATAAGAGGGCGCATACCGAATTCATAGGCCAGGTGACTACCGGCGATATCCCGAATAGTCCGCGTCCTATGCCGCCTTTGCTTCAGAAGTGAACAAAACCCTCTCGCTCCTTTTAGGAGTGAGGGGATTAAGTTCTTCAACTGAGAAAACTCAGCTATATTCTGGAGAAAAGTCGTCGTGCGGGGCATAATACCCCACGCGTTATCAAGGAAGTCTACTATCGCGGTATCCCAAGGCAGGGCCTTAAGTGGCAACTGCTCTGGTTCCCGGAACGGGATAGCAAAGAATTGCTGTTGGTATGAAGCCATCGTCCATGAACCCCCTAAGGGGTTCATAGACGTAAAGGTCTTTTGCCTAAAGCGAACACTATTGCTAGGATCTTCCGATCTCCATCCCGATGCAGGTGAGACATTGTACATGCGAGAAGTGGTATGTGTACATTCTTTTATGATTGTACGCGGCCCTTTCTCGTATGAAATCTGTTCACGAGACACATTACCGTCAAAATTGGCGCTCCATTCAGAGGCATAATCTATGCTACTCGGAGGAATCGCAGATTGCAGATTCCCCGAGTCGCTATGCTTACACCTTTGCTTTGAGAGCGACGCTTTTAAAGTGCGTGTCTTTGTGACCTTTTTCATAGTACCTCCTTGAATGCATAGCACCCGCTCAGTGATCTCCCTAAGGGAGGGACACTGGAGCAGGGTGCTCCCCCAGATCGGAA